TGTGTATTTGCTAATGGCGACTTAAATTTTGGTTATTACATAGGATGCATACCAGATCCACAAGCATTACACATGGTACCGGCTATTGGATCTAGCACATATATCGTTCCGGGATCAGGTGAAGCAAACAAGTATGGCGGTGCAACACGATTACCTGTAACGAACGTTAACAGTAGCAATAAAGAGATCACTAACACTGGTAAATATTTAACAGAAGCGAAACCAGTACACCGATATGTCGCTGCTACAATGTGGCAACAAGGCATTTTGCGCGATCCTATAAGAGGGCCTATAAGTTCAAGTTCACAGCGTGAAAATGCAAGTAGAGTGGGTTTTGGTATTAGCACTCCCGGAAGACCTATATATGAAGGCGGATTTAACGATACCAATATAGTTGATAATTTGACCCCAGATAAAGCCGATAGTTTAAAAATTATAGGTAGAAGAGCAGGTCATAGCATAGTGATGGATGATGGCGATGTTATCGGAAGAGATCAATTAATAAGATTACGCACAGCAGACGGTCACCAAATCACTATGAGTGATGATGGTCAAACCATTTTTATTATTCATAAAAACGGACAAAGTTATGTTGAGCTAGGTAAAGAAGGCACAGTTGACATATACTCTACAAATAGTATTAATCTACGAACACAAGGTGATTTAAACCTACACGCAGATAACAACTTAAACATACATGCAGGAAAAAACTTAAATATTTTTGCCGGCGAGGCAATGCATGTACAAAGCACTAAAGAATTTAAGTTAAGGGCAGGAGCAGATTTAAGTATTTTCACAACATCTATTTTTACTGCTAAAGCATCTGGTGCTATGAGTTTAGAAAGTACAGGTGATATTAGTATGGCATCATCTGCAAAAGCCTTTGTGAATGGAAGTAGAGTCAACTTAAATTCAGGCAAAACAGGTACGACTCCTAAAGAAGTGCCTGCGATAGATCAAGTATTGCATACTGATACGTTGTTTGATAGTGCAAAGGGTTATGTAGCAGCGCCTGCAAAATTAAAGAGCGTAACTAGTAGAGCGCCGGCACATGCTCCATGGACAAACGCAGGTCAGGGTGTTGATATTAAGAGTAACTTAAATGCTGGTTCAAATTTACCAAGCAAACCAAATACTGCTACAAGTTCAATTAATACAGCAGCAAGAAACGGCGGAGTCACTAATCCAGTATCAAATGCTACGATTGCAAAAACTCCCGTCAAACAAAACATCAGTAATGCTATTGATAAAAATGCGACTCAGGCGTTGTCCGCTCAAGTTGCTACAAATGCTGCTGCAGGTCCTGCAGCCGACGCAGTGAAAAAAGGTGCGACCCTTGTTCAAAATGCTACAGGCAATAGCACTGTTGCTATTGGACAATTTGCTCAAACACCAAAACAATTAGAACAAGCAGGTATATTAAAACCTGGTTCATCAAGCCTAGTTGATAGCCTTGTAGCATCAGGATCTAATATTGCCAATGCTATACCTAGTACTCTGTTTACAGGTAAACCAGGCGCAGAAAATCTGCCTGCGTTCATCAATAATATAGGAGCACAGCAAGAATCGTTAGCAAAGAATTTACAGATTGCACAGACAAAATTACAAAATGCTGGTGCGATAACTGGTAATGAATCAAGTACTGAAATAGGTGGTGTGATATTATCTGCTGCAAATAACGGTGTAGACAACGTATTAGGATCAATGCAAACATCTAAATTGTCAGATTTCTTACCTGGTAGTGGTCCTAACATTCAGTCCTTTACTAACAAACTAGATCAAACATTAAAAGATGTCTCACAAGGAAATTTTGCTAGCAAACTAGGTGAATCTGCAGGCGGAGCATTGGATGGTTTACAATCATCATTGAGTGCAATGTTTAAATCTTCTTTAGGAAATGCTAAACCAACATCACAAGGAACAGCAGCAGATGCATTCAGTGCTATAGTAAGTTCTATACCGTCATTAGTACCAAACAAACCTCAAAATCTAACAGCAGAAGCAACTAAGTCAGCAGAAAAAACGACTGCTGCATCAGTTGGTAATGAATCTCAAAATCTTGCACAGGGTTTATTTGGAGCAGCAACAAACATAGCAACAGACAAATTATCAAGTTCAGTAGCCAAAAAATTATCAGGGAACTCATCCGATCCATTAGTTTCTGCTGTTGTGTTACCATTAACAAACAGTTTAGCGTCCTCACTGATCGAGGCTGCTAAGCCTAAAGCAAATGTTAATGTTGACACTAAAAATTCAGTTGCAACTTTAGCATTGGGTGTAACAGATCCTCAAACTGCTGCAAAAAATACAGCAGATAGCGTATCTGGAATTAAACAGGCAGCACAAACTGTGGCATCCGGATTAATCTCAACAACTGCTGCTACATTGGCATCAGGTGTAAATAATTTGCCCGGCGGCCAAGACGCTGTGTCAACTGTCAATAATTTAGCAAGTTTAACTCAAAACATTCCTAATACAAATGATTTGAAGGTTGCTATACAAAATGGGGCGACAGATGCCATCAATAACGCACAAAATACTTTAGGTAACAATCCTACACTACAATTAATAAATGCTACAGCAAGCGATGTTCAAGCGTTAGCAAGCAAAGATGGAATAGAACAATTGATTAGTGCCGGATTACCTGCTGGTAAAGTTGCTGAAGTTAAGAACGCACTATCAGCAATCACATCACAAGGCAGCGGAGTAAAGATGCCTTCTGTTGGTGTGAATACAAATGATAGAAGTTCATTAGAAGCAGGTGTTAAAGATGCTCTTGAAGATCCGGGACTACCGGCGCCTACATATGGAGAAGTTGATAGAGAAACATTAGACGATAAACGTAAACAGAAGAAAAAAGAATCTGATGCATTATATCAAACTTATCTTAAAAAAGATGAAGCATCACAAATAGCCTTCAATGATTTTCAAGATGCGCAGAAAGCATATGATACTGCACAAAAAAATCTAGTACAAGGTAGTCCAGAACTTGCCAATTTACGTCAAGCAAGAGATGAAAAATATTCAATATATGAGAAAGCATCCTTAGAAACAGATAAGGCTCTTATAGATTATGAAAATGCTTTAACCACCAATAAAACAAATAAAAATACACAACCATCTAATGTTATCGTCACTACCGGTTCTCCTGATAATAATCTTGTCGTTTACAGGTCAGTAAATGAAAAAGGTGACGAAGAAATAGGCTGGATTGAAAATAAATCACAGACTACAACGACAACTACGAGCAAAAGAGGTTCATAAATAGTTTTATGCCAGAATACATAGGTTTTACAACTTTAAACGCAAATAAACCCCAAACTGTAAATGCTCCTATAGGATACCAAGGGGGTGTTGGCACTGTTAACGAAACTATTATACCCGGGAAAAAGTTTAGATTAACTGATGCACCCCTTGTTATACAGGATTTTGTTAATGCCTTGAACATTAGAAGGGGAACGAAAGTAGGACAACCGCAGTATGGGACAGATTTATGGAATTTTATTTTTCAACCCAACGTTCCTGAAGTACAACAAGCCCTACAAGAAGAAATCATAAGAATAGCGGGGGCTGACCCTCGCATACAACTCAATTTTGTAAACGTATATCCTAAAGATAATGGAATATTACTTGAAGTTGAAATGGCTATCGTTCCTTTTAACCAAGCACGATTATTAAGTATCTTCTTTGATTCTAGCACGAATACAGCGTCATTGGCTTAAAAAAGCAGTTTTTATTATTAGATAAATAATAAAACGAGATTTATTATGGCTACAAGTTCTAGACAAAGTGCTTTGTTTGGTATAAATGACTGGAAGGCGATATATCAGACCTTTCGTGAGGCTGATTTCCAGAGTTATGATTATGAAACGTTACGCAAGAGTTTCATAGATTATTTGCGCGTATACTACCCTGAAACATATAACGACTACATTGAATCAAGCGAATTTATCGCATTATTAGACGTTATGGCGTTCATGGGTCAAGGTCTAGCATTTAGAAATGACTTGAATGCCCGTGAAAACTTTATTGATACTGCTGAACGCCGTGATAGCGTTGTTAAGTTAGCAAACTTAGTAAGTTATACTCCGAAAAGAAATTTAGAAGCGCAGGGATTACTCAAAGTTACTAGCATTCAAACTACTCAAAATCTAGTAGATTTTAATGGAGTTAATCTAAGCAATCTCACAGTATTATGGAATGACCCCGCAAATCCAAATTGGTTTGAGCAATTTAATACGATAATTAATGCTGCTTTAGTAGATAGCCAACGCATAGGTAGACCAGGAAATATAGCAGAAATTTTAGGCGTCACAACAGCAGAATATGCATTGCAGATCCCTGCAGAAAGTTTACCAATAGTACCATTTACTTCAACAGTTGATGGTATAACTATGGGATTTGAATTAGTAAGTGTAACAAGCGTAGACGAAGATTATCTGTATGAAATTCCACCTGCACCTACAGGTCGTTTTAATATGGTTTATCAAAACGATAGATTAGGTTTTGCAAGCCCAAACACTGGTTATTTTTTCTATTTTAAACAAGGCTCATTGACTAATTTTGATTTTGTATTAGAACAGCAAATCGCAAACCAAGCAGTTAATATTGATATTCAAGGTATTAATAATGAAGATACTTGGTTGTATCAATTAAATTTAAACAATAATACAAGAACATTATGGAGAAAGGTAGATAACGTTTATGCTAATGCTTATCTACAGACCGAAACAAGCAAAAAAAGTATTTTCAGTGTAAGTTCAAGATTTAACGATCAAGTTACTTATAATTTCGGTGATGGTGTATTCTCAAATATCCCAGTAGGAACTTTTAGAGCATATGTACGTTCAAGCAACGGATTAACATATACTATTGACCCAAGCGAAATGCAAGGTATTAATGTTGCTTTCAACTACATCACACGCCAGGGTAAGGTAGAAACCTTAGCGATAGGTTTACAATTAACACAACCTGTCAGTAATGCGCAGGCAAGAGAATCATTACCTTCTATCAAGCAACGCGCACCAACACGCTATTATACCCAGAACCGTATGGTCAATGGAGAAGATTATAACAATTTTCCTTATACATTATACAGTTCAATCATCAAATCAAAAGCGATCAATCGTAGTAGCGTCGGGGTTAGTAAAAATCTAGACTTGTTAGACCCGACTGGCAAATATTCTAGCACAAATACATTTGCAGACGACGGCTCAATATGGGAAAACAATGAAGATACTGTATTGACACTTGCGATTAATAACACGCCTAGCGACATTATCGCATTTATCACTGATACATTGGCAAGCGTACTTGCACTCAACAGATCAAATCAATATTATATTAATCAATCAAGCGACAGCATAACAGCCTGGTATAAGCGATTTGATTTACCAACAAACGCAGCAGATCCAGAGACAGGGTCTCAAGTTATGTATTGGGCTAGCAGCACAGTTGATGCGAATAGCCAAACAGGATATTTTTATAACTTAGATCAAGGTTCTGAAGTACCTGCATTCGTTGGAATATTCTCAACTACAAATGCGAAGTATGTAACTAAAGGAGCATTGATTAAATTTAGGGCTCCTGATAATTATTATTTTGATAATAATAATAGATTAGTAGAAGGAATATCTGGACCTAATAAACCAAACACATTATGGACAACTGTGCTTAATGTGATAGGCGATGGAACAAATACAGGTCAAGGACAGTTTTCTAACGGAACAGGTCCTGTAACATTAAATGGTTATGTACCTGCTGAATGTATACTTGAACAAATAATACCTGCATTTGATAACTCACTACCTGTAGAAGTGGTACAAGATGCTATTATTAAAATGGAATTACAACAAAGTTTTTCACTTGTGTTTAACAATTCTTTATTAATAAATCAAAATAGATGGATAGTAAGACCTGTAAATGATTCTAATTGGTTCGTTAAGTTTGTATCAGATCCTGCTATTAACAGATACACTATCACAGTCAAATCACTAAAATATTATTTTGGTAGTGTGAGTGAAACTAGATTTACTTTTGCTACTAATGAAATTGTATATGATCCATTTAGCGGAAAGATTTTACAAGATTTTGTTAATGTCTTAGGAATAAACACACAACCAGAATCTTTAGATGCATTAGGCAGAGATTATAAAGTTAATATAGTTGGACAAACAGTTGAAACAGATGGCTATGTAAATGATTTTCAAGTTGAAATAAGTGCCACTGATATTAATAACAAACAACTTATATTAAATCCTGATTTCTTCACTACAATAACAGGCGTGACTTCTGATGGCAATAATGCAGGATTTTATGTGTTTTTTGAAACGGTTCAAGACCCTATCAATTTAACAAGACTTCAATTAGTACCTGTAAACACAATTAATTTCCAGTATAGCACAAAGAATGAGATAGAAGATGTAAAATACGAATATCCAGTAGGTCAACTCTTTTTCGCCAATCAAGAGCCACTAGAGTCTAATCCTGCAATAAAAGGAGTATTTTATAAAACAGTTCAAGATACTTCAGTGACAACTATAAGTTATCAATTAGTGATACAAGATCAATTTTCATTTAAGTATGGAAGACAAGGATTAAGTTATCAATATCGTCATAATAGTAATAATACAACACGTATTGATCCTGCTACTACAAATATAATTGATTTATATGTAGTTACACAATCATATTATACAGCCTATCAAAATTACATTCAAGATTCTACAAATACAGTACCTAAACCATCAACACCTACAATCGCTGAATTGAGTGCAAGTTATGGCAAAGTTCAAGATTACAAAATGTTGAGTGATTCTGTAGTATTAAATAGTGTAGTGTTCAAGCCTTTGTTTGGTCCTAAAGCAGATCCTGCATTAAGAGGCACAATCAAAGTCATTAAAACAAATACAACTACAGCAAGTGATAGTGAAATACGTAGCGCAGTGTTAACAGCAATGAATACATATTTTGATATAAACAATTGGAATTTCGGTGACACTTTCTTCTTTTCAGAATTAAGTGCATACTTACATAATCAATTAGGTGATTTGATTAGTTCTGCTGTATTGGTACCAAATAATCCAAATGAACCGTTTGGTACTTTGTACGAGATAAAGAGCGCGCCTTACGAAATTTTTGTAAATGGTGCGGTTGCTGAAAATATTCTAGTGATCGCTGCATTAACACCAAATGAATTACAAATAGCATAATAATAAAATGACACGCATTAGAACTTTAGATTTTCTACCAGAAATTTTTCAAACGCCAACAAATGAGCAATTTTTGTCGGCTACCCTTGATCAATTGGTAAATCCACCTGTAACACGTAAGATACAAGGTTTCGTTGGTAGCACTATAGGTTATGGTGTAAATGCTAATGATTTTTATGTAACTGAACCTACTAAAGTTAGAAAAGATTATCAATTAGAGCCGGGTGTAGTATTCTTAAAGAATAATCAGGGCAAAGCAAATGATTTTTTAAGTTATCCAGGAATACTAGATGCATTAAAACTTCAGTATGGATTAACAAATAATAATAATGATTTATTTGAAAGTCAATTTTATAGTTGGGATAGTTTTACAGACCTAGATAAAATTATAAACTTCAATCAATACTATTGGTTACCACAAGGACCTCCTGCTGTAGTAGTTACAAACGAAGTTGTGTACCTTGAAAATCAATATGATGTGGTTAGCGCAGAAAATTCATATCAAATTAAGCCATTGGGAGCAACTGGATATTCTGATAATCCTACGCTTACTTTGATACGCGGTGGCACTTATACTTTTAATGTAAATCAAGACTCTCAATTTTGGATTCAAGGCGCTCCCGGAATAAACGGCACTAGTTTAACACAACCTAACTTTAGTGTAAGACTAACAGAATTAGGTGGAGTGATCAATAACGGCGCAGAATCAGGAACAATAACCTTTAATGTTCCTGCAAAAGATGCAATGGACCAATACAATTATGAAGCAGGAGTAGGTGTACCTGCATTCGTAGTATCAACAAAAAGTATAGAACAAATTCAAAATTTACCATTGAGCCAAGTAGGAAATATTGACGGCGTTACTGCATTAAACGGCATCAATATTCTATTTTATAATGCTGATACTGAAACTATCACGGGAACTTTCCCATCAGATAATTTCTATAAAATCACATATGATTATAGTTCAAGTCCTGTAGACCCAATCGTTACTCTAGCACCTGATGCTGTAATCTACAACGAAGAAAAAATAACTCCTTCATATGGTTCTACTTATATAGGCATTGGTTTTGTCAAAACAACTTCAATTGCACCTATTCCGTTTATTTCAGCACCATTGGATACACTGTATTATCAAGATAGTGTGAATCCGAACAAAGTAGGTATTATAAAATTAATTGAAAATAATGATTTAAACACTCTTGACGTAGAGACTCAGATATTAGGTAAAAAATCATTTACTTCATCAAATGGAATTAAGTTTACAAATGGATTAAAAGTATCTTTTAGCGGAGATATTATTCCTACAAGTTATCAACAAGGCGAATATTATGTAGAAGGAGTAGGTACAGCAATTGAATTAATTCCTACAACGGCATTATTAATTCCAGAATCTTTTACTACAGATACATCAATTGCGTATGACATGACCAATTATGATATTGAAAACTATGACGAGGCTTTAAACTTACCTTTAACTCCCGACTATATTACTATTGCTAGAAATAGTATCAATAAGAATGCTTGGTCACGCAGTAATAGATGGTTCCATAGTCAAGTAATTAGCGACACAGCAGTTTATAATGGTAATCCAAATATATTAAACCTTGCTAGCAGTTTTAACAAAGCAAAAAGACCTATACTTGAATTTTATCCTAACTTAAGATTGTTTAACTCTGGCACAGTAGGCAAAGAATCAGTTGACTTTATTGACACTAGAACCACAGACGCACTTTCAACTGTAGCAGGGCAAGCAGGTTACTATCCTGATGTCAGCACATACACGGCTTATACAGGATCTATTGCAACAAATCCTACTGTAAATTGCGGAGATTTTATAGTAGGTGAACAATATAAAATTGCAAATCTAGGTACCACAGACGTAACGATTTGGGAGCAATTAGGTGCGACACTGGGTGTAGACGGACAATTTGTTGTCGGTCAAGAGTACATAATCTGGAATCTAGGTAGCACATCACAAGCAGCATGGAACAAAATTGCTGGAACGACCGGTGTCACATACGCAAAAAATTCAACATTTAAATGTGCATATCCAGGTGAGATAATTGGATCTGGTGGAGGTCAGGCATTTAACGTTTTGTTTACTGCATTGATTTCGGGATTACTAAATTCTTCTGATTTAGTCTCAGGATTACAATATACAATTGTATCTGTAGGCAGCACACTATGGAATAACATTGGTTATGTAGGCACTCCTACAGTAGGTGGAACTTTTACTGCTACCGCTCCAGCCGTAGGTACGGGTACAGCGATACAGGGTAACGGCACTGCGCTAGCACAAACTAATACTACGATTACTATCCCCACTTCTGATATCACAGGTACACTAAGTGCAGGCATGTACATCAATGATCTAATATTAGGAGAACAAAGTAAACTGCCTGTTGGTACACGTATTTTTGATATTATTAGTGGTACTACAACTACAACAATGACTGTAAATTGGCCAACTCCTACTATAGTATTGCCTACCTCAGGAGACGCAAGTTTTGTAGCAAGTATTAAAAATAATGCTGACTTAGCATTGTTTTCAGGTGCAAGAGTTGTATTCTCTGCCGATACTAATCCAGAAGTTTCAAATAAAATTTTTGTAGCCAATTTTTCAACTACGATATCTGGTTCATATCCAGTATTAACTTTTACTGAGGCATTAGATGGAGAAATTTTAACTAATGATCAGTTTGCTGTTTTACGTGGACAAAACAATGAAGGTGTAAGTTGGTATTATGATGAAGATGAGTTAGGTGTATTGTTCCATGTGGCTCAACAGAAAATCAAAGTAAATCAACCTCCAAAATTTGATGTGTTTGATAAAAACGGTATAAGTTTTGGTGACACAAGCATCTATAAGTCAACCACATTCCAAGGTTGCGAATTGTTTAACTATAAAGTAAATTTAGGTGGTGTTAACGATACTATTTTGGGTTTCCCTATCACGTTTAGTAGTATTAGAAATACAGGAGATATTTCTTTTGAAGTATCATTAAACGTTGACGAATTCAATTATGTTACTGGTTTAGAACAAAATATTACTGAAACAGAAAAAGTTAATACAGGGTATGTGTATAATACGACCGGAAGATTAACTTATGAAAGATTACTAGGATGGCAAACTGCGGTTGCCCCAAGCACTCAGTATCAAGTATTTGAATTTCCTTACACACCTCCTAATGTTGTTTTAACTTCTTTAGATGCAACAACTTTAGATGTTACAGTTACTTGCGATGTTCCACAATTAAATGTTGAAGATACTATATGGCCATCTATTCAAGTCTTTAATAATAATAATCTTATCACTGATTATACTGTACAAAATACAGAAACAAGCACTAGTGTAACTGTAAATATCCCTGCACTTGAAAAAACAGTAATCCAAGTTTTAATTTTAAGCGATAAAGTAAGTACGCAAGCATTTTATACTATCCCTATAAACTTAAGCAACAATCCATTTAATACTGATATTACTTCAGTTGACGTTGGTGATATACGTGGTCAATATCAAAGCATATTCTACAATAATCCTGACACTACCGGCGATGTATTTGGAGCAAACAATACACGCGATTTAGGTAATCTTGTACCATGGGGTAATCGCATTATACAAAATAGTGCAAGTTTAGTAATACCAGGTGCTTTCCTAAGACAAAAAGAGCATAACTTATTTGAAGCACTGTTGTTCAATAGCAGAGAATATGTAAAGTTTAAATCATTATTAGTAGATACTGCTAATAAGATAGATTGGCAACAACGTTACGATGCAGGTGCATTATTAGATTATACACTTGATATTATATCAAGCGTCAAGAATCAAGAGATGCCTTTCTTTTGGTCAGACATGATACCAAACAAGGCTCCTTATATTTCAAACGTCTATAACTTTTTTAATAATATCGGAACTACGACATTTGGTTTAAGCAAAGTTTATAATTATGAAACAGCAAACTATAATGGTATTTTAGTTTATCTAAAGCGTAAAGTACAGGGAACTACAGTTACAGAGTTATTATATAAAAATATTGATTATACTGTAAGCAAAGATAGCCCATCACTTACTATCACAAAAGATTTAATTACTGGTGATCAAGTTATCATCAATGAATATAATCAAACTTATGGCTCTTATGTTCCTAATACACCAAGTAAATTAGGATTATATCCTGTAACTGTGCCTAAGGTAATTTATGATGAAACATATATTACCCCGACATATTTTATAGTAGGACACGATGGGTCTTATACAAAACTATACGGTCAATATAGTGAATTATATGGTTTAACCGATTATAGGGATCAAGTTTTATTTGAGTTTGAGAAACGTGTCTACAACAACATTAAATTAAGTTCAACTATTCCTATTAATGCTGCTGACATTATTCCTAATTATTACAAAGATACTACTGAATATTATAATAACTGGTTGACAGCATATTCTCCTGCATTCTTAGATTGGGTAGGAAATAATAAACTTGATTATAAGGATCATATTTTTACACAAAGTAATTCATATACATACAACTACCGAGATTCAGGGGCAAAAGTAACAGGTGACTTGTTGCTTCAAGGTAATTGGAGAGGTATATACATTTACTACTTCAGTACTTCAACACCAGCCACTACACCATGGGAAATGATTGGCTACGCTAATAAACCTGCTTGGTGGGATGAACGTTATGGTCCAAGCCCTTATACAAGTGATAACTTAATATTGTGGGCAGATATGTTTGACGGTATTGATTACAATAACGGCAATCCTATAACATTATCTCGCTATAAAAAATCAAACTTCACTAGAGATACCACTGAGTGGGACACAGAGTTTGAGAACTTTTTATTAATACTTCCTGTAAATGAAGACGGTAGCCAAAAGAGCCCATTGAATTCAATAGTAGGAACATATGATCCAAGTCTATTTGCAGATCAATGGATAGTAGGCGATCTTGGTCCTGTTGAATTCAGTTATCGTCGCAGCTCAACATGGCCCTTTGATTTAGTACGATTGGGCGCTTTATTAAAACCTGCCAACTTCTTTAACTTAGCAGTAGACCTAGACAATTACAAATACAACGCTGAATTTAATCAGTATCTTGTTAATGATCGCAGCCATCTTGTTCCTAATCAAATACAAATTTATGGTAACGGCACTGCTAAAACAAGTTATATTAACTGGATAGTTGATTATGAAAAACAACTAGGCGTAGATGCTACAACTAATATAACTAATTTGTTCAAAAATATAGATGTACGATTAGTCTATAGATTGGCAGGATTCAGCGACAAGACATTGTTAAAGTTCTTTGTTGAGAAAGGCACACCTAACAGTAGCAATTCTTCTTTGTTAATACCTGATGAAAACTTTAGTGTATTATTATATGAAAATCAACCATACACAAAGATAATTTATAGTGCAGTCAGCGTAGAAAAAGTTCCAAATGGTTATCGCGTAGATGGCTTTAGCCAGAATATTAATTATTTCTCAATTTTAAAACCTATCAACAACGGTAACGTAAACAACATCATTATACAAGATTTAAGCGTAAAGGTCGCTAAAGATTATACAGATAAAGTTGAAATCGTTGAATATGGAAGCGTATTCAGAAAAACACAGGATTTAGCACAATTTCTTGCAAGTTATGGACGTTATTTGATATCACAAGGTTGTGAATACGAGTTAATTGAATCAGGAGTGCAACTTGACTGGAATCAGATGATCGGTGAGTTTTTATATTGGGCACAGATCGGCTTTGTTGATAGTAGCGTAATAACTTTAAATCCAGCAGCAAATACTCTTGCTATTAATGCAGAAAGTTTGATAGTGCAACCTCTATCTATACACAATAATAACTTTATTTTAAATCAAAACTTATATCCTATTGAAAATAGAGATTTAAGTATAGTCAGAGAAGGTACATCATTTAGTGTCACTGCACTAAAAGACGGCGATACAATATCTTATGGTCAATTTAACTTGAGTAATATTGAGCATGGTATAGTATTTGATAATAAAACTATTTTCAATGATGTCATTTATAATTTAATCACGGGATTAAAACAAAATAGAATTTACTTGCAGGGTACTAAGAGTGCTGAATGGAACGGCACGATGAATGCAAGTGGATTTATCTATAATCAAGATAATATACGAGAATGGACACCGGCTGTAAAATATACAAAGGGTGAGATTGTAAGTTTTAAAAACAAGTATTGGACAGCATTAAAAATCGTTCAGCCTTCAAAAACATTCACAGAGGCAGATTGGAAAGAAACAGATTACGATGAAGTTCAAAAAGGTCTGTTGCCTAACAGCAGCACAAGAAGTTATGAAAGTTCGTTATATTATAATGTAAACGAAGCAAATCTTGAAAAAGATGCAGATCAATTATCATTTAGTTTAATTGGTTATCGCTCTCGTCCATATATGGTAAGCGCAGACTTAACCGATATCACACAGGTCAATGTTTATAAAAACATGATCAAAGAAAAAGGTACACGCGCTATACTAGATGTCTTTAAAGGCGCTGATTTACCTCAAGGCGGAATAGATTACGACCTTCATGAAAACTGGGCAATATTAAACAGTGTGTACGGTGGCGTGTTACAAAACAATTTCATTGAATTTAAACTCAACCAAAGCAAACTAACAAATAACCCAAGCATCATAGGTTTAACAAATGGTAATCCGGTACAACAGGCACAAGAAATTGTTCCTATCTACAGTTTGTTCAATTATGGCAAACCGATAACAAATCCAGATGTTTTACCAACATTGAATTCCAACACACCAAACACTATTTTCCCTGATGCAGGATATGTAAACTTTAATGATGTCAAAATGTCATCATACTTCTTTAGTGGATTCCCTGCAGCAGTAAACGAAGCAGGATTAGTCGTACCTTTAAATAAATTTTATGTAGGTGATTATGCTTATGTTGCAAATTATCTTGCAAACTGGAACGTATTGACACCTAATGTGTTAGGACAGGTCATTGGGGCTAGATCAAATTTAAATGGTACTACTACGATATTCTTTAGACAAGCACAGACACTACAAATCAATGATATTTTTGCTATTATTAATTTTAATGATTTAATAAATGGATACTTCACAGTATTACAAGTAGTAAGTCCATATCAAGTTATAATACCATTAAACTTATCAAATAGCACTTTGACATTGACAGGCGAAGGAATCGCCTATCAGTTCGTATCACAAAGAGTTGCACAACCTAGCGATATCCAAGATTTACTATTATTGAACAACGAATTTGTAAGCAATAAAGTTTGGGTAGATACAAACAATGATGGTGGATGGGCTGTCTATCGTAAAGGAATCAATTACGAATTTGACATTGAATTCACAAAAGATACACTACCTGACGAAGAGAAAAATGATACAAGCACATTTGGTAGTGCTGTGTCCTACACTACACAAGGAGACTTTTTATTCAGTGATGCAGGCATGGGTCGTGTGTTTAGATACCAATATGATCCTATCACTGAAGTTTACGATCCTGATCAAATTATTGAAAAAAGTACCTCATTCGGAACAACAATCGTAAAAGGACAAAACATTTTTGCGATCTCACAGCCTGTAGGCACACCAAAAGTATTCCTGTACTATGTCAACGACACATACGTTACAGATGATATCAATCCTTTACAAGAGATTAGTGCCCCAGTTGGATGTACAAATTTTGGTTCCAGCATGGCAATGTCCGGTGATAGTAACTGGCTGTTTATAAGTGATTTTGATGATGCTGAACCTGTCGCAAGAAACAATGTACATGTTTACAGAAGAATTAATGGCATATTCAACGCTAACGAATTAGTAAATGGCACCTATTATGAGATTATAAGTTTAGGAGCAAACGATTTTACAAATGTAGGCGCTCCAGAAAATAAAGTAGGAATTATTTTTCAAGCAACAGGACCTTTAGTATCTACTGCAGGAACTTTCGTCATAGGTGAACAGTATACTATTAGTTCATTAGGTACTACTGACTGGTCAGCAGCAGGCTGGCTACCAACTAATGTGGGCGAGACACCTTCACCGGGCGATACTTTCACAGCAATAAGTATAGGATCAGGAACTGGTACTGCTATTCCGTTTAATCAAGGCACTGTAATTAAACGCAGTTATGAATTTATTACTACTATAGCGGGTCCAACAGTTACAATAGATAAGTTTGGAAGTTCAATAACTACAAATTATTATGGAGACGTAGTAACTATAGGTGCTCCCAACGAAGATTTTGATGCATCAACTGAAAATTGGGGCAAGGCTTATTATTATTCTAGATCAATACAAAATTTTGAAACACAAACAGCATCAACAAATGATCCGACAACATTTCAGTTAGCATGGACTCCTGACCCTAGCAAAACAGTTAATGTTTATCTAAACGGCGTATTAGTAGACGAATCAAATTATTCTATAAGTGGTTCAAGTCTAATATACTCCGGTACTTTCGTCGTAGGCGATATTATTAAAATAAGCGGTAATAAATTTACATTAAATCAAATTCTCACAACTGAAACTACTCCTAGAATAGGAGTTGGGTTCGGTACAAGCATTGATAATAATAGATTTGCCACAGAAATTTTAGTAGGTGCACCGTTCGCTTTAAGTTCTGAAAATGAAGAAGGGGCAGTATATCGTTATACAAATGCCGGAGCAAGATTTGGTAATATAACTGGTACTTCTACTGTAGATACAACTGCTAACCGTAAGTTATTGATTAACGGATATGAAGTTACTATTCCAGTAGATAGTGATGCAGAACTAGCAGCCTTAGCAATAAACACAGCGCAAATAACTAATATCACAGCAACAGCGATAAACAACAAATTAAATATTCAGTTAATAAAACCTGAATTAGGAGTCACAAACCAGCAGATAGTATTAACTTCCACAGATGTTGATACTTTTGCAGAGTTGGGTATTGATGTTCTCACACAAACTCAAGTAATACAATGTCCACATTTGACAGGACCAACTCAGTTTGGTACTGTCGTTAAATTTAATGAGTTTAATAGCGTGGCAATTAGTGCGCCAGTAGGCACACGCTATGCTCAAACTACTTTTGATTTTATAGATGATTTAGATTTTACTAATGATACAATATTTGACAATAACGCTACACAATTTATAGACACTTATACAAATGCAGGTGCAGTATATTTGTTTGATTATCTCTCAAATTACAGAGAATCATTAAACAATATAGGTGCGTTTACATATGCTCAAAGCACAAATGATAAGAGTCAAGTATATGGTTCACAACCTCGTTATGGTACAGCGTTAGACTTTACAAGTAATAAAGTGATTATAGGCACACCGGGCTATCGTCCAGATGATATAGATGGACAAGTAGTAGTCTACATCAATCAAACAGGATTGCCAAACTGGAAAGAATTTAGACAAACAAACGAAATTGTTGATATTAGTAAAATTGATAACAGTCAAATATTCAGTGCTGAGTTGAATCAAACACTAACTAACTTAGATTATTTTGATCCATTACAAGGTAAATTATTAGGTGCAATACGACAGAATATTGACGTAATTTCTAACATAGATCCTGCGTCTTATAATAATGATAATAATACACAAAGTGGATTTGTTTGGGGATCGACTCAAGTAGGCACTGTGTGGTTTGATACTTCAAATGTAAGATTTGTAAATTATCATCAGAATGATAATGCTTATAATGCGAAATATTGGGGAACATTATTTCCTGGTAGTGACGTAGCAATTTATTCATGGATAGCAAGCGCCGTTCCCCCTTCTGAATATGAAGGCTCGGGCACACCTAGAAATATAGATTTATATTCAGTTCAAACAGTACTAAATGCATCAAACACTATTGAGCCGGTATATTTCTTCTGGGTTAAAAATTCTGGAATTAAATTTAGAAATAAGAGTTTAGCAGATGTCAATGTTGCTAATTATATCTTGAATCCATTAGGATCTGGTATAAGTTACATCGCCCCATTATTACCGAATACATTTGCATTATATAACTGTCAACAATATATAAATGCAAATGATAGCGTCTTACATATAGGTTATTCTTCAGCAAATAATACTATTCAACATGAAGAATATCAATTGATCAGAGAAAATTTTGCTAACGATTTCTTACCAGGAGTACCTAATTTTGTTGACGGTAATATAGCACCAAGATCATTGTATGATAGATTGATAGACAGTTTAGGCGGTACAGATGAAGTAGGTGCTGTTGTTCCAGATCCATTCTTGCCAAAGACAGTACAAAGTGGTATATTGGCCCGTCCAAGACAGAGTTTCTTCTATAATAGATTAAAAGCACTTCAAAATTATTTAGAATATAGTAATTCAATATTGAAGCAATTTCCAATCGTAGAAATACGTCCTAGAATTCCTTTCTTATTTAAATCAGGAGAATTTTATGACACTTCACTTTATTGGGAATATGTAAATTGGTGGGTTCCAGGATATAATGATAATACTAAAGCAATCATGCAGGTACCTGCTTATAATGATTTACTAACTTTAGAGGTAGCACCCGGAAGCATAGTTACTGTATTAGAAAATGGACAAGGTAATAGTGAGACTTACATTTATACAGACGAAGGTAAATGGAATCGCATAGGATTACAAAACGGAACTGTTAGATTCAAATCAGAATTATGGGATTATAGTTCTAATAATATAGGTTTTGGTAGTGATTTTTATGGCTCACAACCATTTGATAATTATCCTAGCGAAGAAACACGATGGATCATACGTGCCTTAAACGAACAAATTTTCACAGATGAATTATTAATTTTCCGTAATAGATCATTAATATTGTTGTTTAATTACATACAAGCAGAATCATATGAAAATCAAAATTACTTGCCATGGTTAAATAAAACTTCTTTAATTGATGTTTCTCACAAAATTAGAGATTTAAAGCCTATTCAAAATTTCCAAAATGATAATCAAGACTTTTTATCTGGTTATTTGAACGAGGCAAAACCATATCACGTTGTCATCAAAGAATTTTTATTGACATATACTGGAATAGACTGGTATCAAGGTAATATAACGGACTTTGATTTACCTGCAGAATATAGTTTTGAAAATCAATCATTTATCAGTCCGGAGTTGGTTTATACTAATCCAACTTTAGTAAGCGAATATTTGCCTAATAATGCTATTTGGACAACTCAAAGTTACTCTGAATGGAGAAACAATTACGGTTTAAGTTTGATTGGACAAAACGATTATAACATTTCAACACTACGTTCATACGTCACATTGAATAGTGATTTTATTATTGTAGATAACGTTTCTGGTTTCCCTGTAACGGGTACTATAAAAGTAAGTAGTGTCGCAGATCCTAATGTATACGAACTGATTGGATATACGCAAGTTAATAGAGACACAAACAGTTTATCAGGATTAATACGCGGAGTTAATGGTACTGAAATTGCATATCATATCCCAGGAGAAAACATTTTTATTGATTTACCTGCAATAGTCATACTAGACACAGGTAAAGGATATACCAATCCTCCTAAAGTAACTGCTTTTATTGATACTGCTATATATCCTGAACCAAGAGAAGAAGCAGTTCTAGAAGCGGTGATGCGTGTTGATAAGGTAATAGGCGTCAATGTTATAAATCCTGGTTCTGGATATGCAGTATTACCTAGAATAATAATTGACTCAGCCTACGACTTCACAGTAGATAGCACTAATATCGCTATTAGCCCTGTCAATACACTTGAATTATATGCTCCAGAATTAGTAACAGGAGACCTAATAAGATATGTAAGCGGTGAAGGTACAGAAGTAGGCGGTCTTGAAAATAACCAGTGGTACTATGTACGTGTATTAGATAATGTTCCTACAACTATCATAGCATTATACACTTCATACGCAGATGCAATTTATGGTGCTGAAAATACCAGAGTGAAAATATTCAGTCAAGGCACAGGATCTCATACATTTAAGTTGGGTGCTAAAGCAGCGGCAGTAAGTTCAAGTTATCCAGTAAGAGAAAATAATATCACTCTACGATATGATCGTACAAGTTACAACACACAAATAGTTGATTGGGAAGCCAATAGTTTTTATGGCTCATTCTTTGCAGGATCTTATAACAATACAGAGAATATTGCAAGTTCAAGTATTACACTAGAAAGCACGTTGCCTGATATTGCCAATATGCTTTCAAGCAATCAAGGACTTGTATTACCAATCTCAGAAATTTCTAATTATACTCAACCAGTTTGGTCTGAATTTGAACGTAGCGTAGAAAGCACTATATCAACAGGCAATAAAATCAGATTAAAACTAAACACTTCAACAGAAAATGCTAGCGGATCAACTATAGGTTTTGTTGAAAATATGCTTGTAGGTTTTGCTGGTGATCTAGGAACTTCAGGATTACAAGCATTTGATATTGAAACCAAATCTGGCACAGTATATTATATTGCTGAAGTTATAAATGATACTGATTTCACTATCAAATCATCATTGACAGGTCCTGTAGTCACTCTTAACTCATTAACTATAAGTGGTTTAGGAGTAAGATGCTATACAGGACAAGACGTGAGCACTGCGGTAATCGCAACAAATTATCCTGGCATACGAACAGCAACAGCAACTAGCAGCACTAATAATATCGTAACTGTTCCATTAACAACGATAGGTCAAGGCGGAAGCCAAGGACTATACACAGGTATACCAATTGAATTTGTCGGTAATGTGTTTGGCGGTATTGAAGAAAATATTGTTTACTTTGTGACTTCTGTCATTGATAAAGAAAGATTTACAATTTCAGCAAGTGATTCATTTACTAGAATCAAAGCCCTTTATATTGTAAGTGGAAATCAAATTGTTGTACAGAACACTACTGGATTGAGTGTAGGTGATCAAATCGTATTCAGTAACATGACTATTAATGGTAACCAGGTTACTAATTTTGGTAACATAGTTGCTGGTAATTTTTATTATGTAAAATCAATTGGCATCAACACTATTACAATAAGCACAACATTGGGCGGTGCAGTATTTACAGTCACAACTGTAGCATCAAGCAGCAACACTTATTGTTTCTTTGTAAGTCAAGAAAATAATGTAGAATTAACATCTGCGACAGGAAACATGACTGTCAACGTACAGTTGCCTGCAAGTCCTGGACAAGTTAACGGACAGCAATTTATATTCTACTCATCAAGTCAAGAATTTGAAAATATTACTTCTATAAATTACGGTAATCTTGTAGAAAGCAGTATATTAAAAACAGTACCACCTAGCGGATCTGTCCCAGTCAGTCAACAGAATTATATGATTTTAGATCGTGATGCAGGTGGAATACAAAGAGTATATAAAGGATTACCGATCACAGTAGGTACAAGTATAGGTGGTCTAACAGCAGGAACTGCATACTATGTTAACACGTTTGGTAATGTAACATTACAAGGTACTTCATCTTCAAGTTCAGATAACACAATAACAGTGAGCCTAACAACCACTACTACTAATTTAATGGTAGACATGCCTATAGTGATATCAAACTTCCCACTAGGTGGATTACAAATAGGACAAACTTATTATGTACATAGTATTGTAGACTTGACTAATTTTAAAGTAAAAGCCACTTTAACTGGAGGTGTAGCAAGTTTAGTTAATACTGTAGGTACTGCTACAATCACGGGAGCGCCATATATAACAGTATCAGACACTTATAATGGTGCAATAAAAACTTTAAGTCCTGGAACAGGCCCTGTAGATTTAGTACAGAAAATTACAGAAGCACCTACTTTTGATATTGGCTATCGTTTAGGTGGCTACACAGCAATTATAAGTAGCGGTGGTAAAGGATTTACGGTTGATAATACTATAAGCATTGCTGGAAACCTATTAGGCGGCACTACTCCTTCAAATGATTTGACTATCGTAGTAAATCAGATTAATCCTGTAGTAGAAGGCGAATATGTTTGGTCATTACCTCTACAATCAGAAGGAAATATTACTAGCGTAAACTGTCAAGGTAATCCTAATGATATAGTTGAAAGTTATTACTTGAAGGTAGCAGGTGCAAATACTTTCAATGTTTATAGCGATCCTAGAATGACAGTTCCAGTTTCAGCAGACGATTTAGCCTTTGTAGGATATACGGTTACCACTGCTACAAATGTAACAGCAAGTGATGATAGAGTTACGGTTACAAGTTCTACAGACTTTAATGTAAACGATCCTGTAGTGTTTACAGGTACGATGTTCTCAAATGAGATTGTGTTAGGTCAAATATATTATATCTACGACAAACCTACATCAACTACAGTTCGTCTAACTAACAATCCAGGTGGTACAGTAATTAATTTTGCGGATGATGCTAACGGTTCTATGACTATGGCTACTGCAGGTAGTTTCATGTTCTTACCTGAACCATTCTACTTTACTCCAAGTATCGTAAAATTCAATAATAAAACTTATGTTTGTGTCGTATCAAACAATGACAGCGACTTTAATATCGGTAAGTGGGAAGAATTAGATAGTGGAGATCGCAGATTAAATGCACTAGACCGTGCATTCGCATATTATCAACCTGATGTTAATATGCCGGGCGACGAGTTAACGCAGTTATTTACTGGATTAACATATCCAAATACAGTATATCAAGGAAATGCATTTGATCCTGCCGATCAGTTTACTGTTGATACTATATTACAAGATCAAGAATTTTATCCAACAGGAGTAAACGTAGAAGCAATTACGTTTAACGGTGTAAATTATATTGCTCCTGCAAATTTACCTAATTCAAGTGTCTTGGCTATGGATATTGAAGTCTCAGATAATTGGCTATTAGGTAAACTAAGTGATTATCCATTAGGTTTGACTGATATCATAAACAATAATGGTATCTATGTAATGACGACTACAAATTCAGCAACACCTATCATGAAGAGTGTTAATGGATATGTATTCTCAAGCAATGGGTACTTCATCCCTTATGACACAGATCCTGTTGATATCCCATATGAAAAAATATTATTAACACAAGCAGAACTTTCATTACACAGCGTAATATATCATAACAACAAATATATTGCTGCTGGTAATACATTATTATTAAGTGATAGCACAGGCACAGTTTGGACAGAAGTTTATAAGTTTGATACTGACTCAGGGTATTTCTATGATGTCTCTTATGTTAATACATCATTCTTTACAGGGTATGTTGCAGTAGGTACCGACAATAGCACAAAATTAATTGTCTACAGTACTGACGGAACTACTTGGACTAAAGTAAGTTCATCAGATTATATCGGAACCGCAAATAATTCAACATTAAATTCTGTAACATACAACAACAATGTAATAGTTGTAGTTGGTAATAACGGTACTGTCTATCAAGCCTCAGCATTAAATGCATGGACATTAATATTAAGTTCTGGTAAAAACTTAAATGATGTGATTTGTGTAAACAATGTATTCACAGCGGTAGGCGATGATGGTGTTGTTAAAGTAAGTACAACTAACGGTACATCCTGGACTGAACGTGCAACCGGCACATTAAATGATCTTAACGTAATATATTATGAAACATCAAATGCAACTTATACGATAGGTGGTGATGATAATACATTACTACAAACTTCAAATACTACTACTGATCCAGTAGTTTGGGATAGAACGCAGGTATTTGCCCTAGTAAAACCTGTCTATACTGTTCAAGGTGATCCGTTCCAAGCAGGTTATGGCCCGGAAGAATTAGTACCTGGTGTAGTATCAGACCAGTTGACTATGATAGTCACTACAAGAGCAGGTACTAACTGGTCAGCAACACAGTATGCACATGTTGGTTATAATGTTGTATCAATTGAATTAGATGCAAACGCAGATAATGTTTATAGTTTCGCTGATGTAGTACAGGTGCCTGCATGTATTAGCGTATACATAATTGGAAGTGATGGATTATGCACTACAATCTATGAAGGAAATGGCTATACTAGCGATTATGTCAATAAAACAATTGAACTTGATACTAACATTTCTGATCCAGAAAAATTAAGAATTGATGTTTATGAAGTAGGAAACGGAGATCAATTAATCAAATCAAGTACACAGATAAATCCTTTGATTGAAAATTCTGCTACTGGATTCCAAGCAGTATTTTTAAATTGCAATTACTCAGCATTTAGATTTACAACAGGAGGTATAATCAAACCTGCTACTGATCCTATTGACGCTCAAGTATTTTCAACAGATAATACAACTAATACTATGGTAGTTGA